TAGGGTTGTGGGGCAAATAGAGATGTTATGAGAACAGTATTAGGGTTGTGGGGCAAATAGAGATGTTATGAGAACAGTATTACAGGTATTTTATACCTTCCTCATCGGCGCTTACCTGATCGTAGCGGCTATATTCCTTACCATACCGCTGTATATCGGTGCGTGTCTGCTGCCGGACGGGAACGGGAGGAGGGAGGATGTGAAATTGTAACGGTGTTGCAAAGAAAAATTTTGTACTATCAAAATGCTATCATATATTTGCTATATCAATAACAATTAAAAACTTTCAAAATGACACAAGCAAAAGTTATTATTACGGAAACAACAGTTTATGTAACTGGATACGCCAAAGATGGCGCAACAATTCTTTTTGAAGAAAAGCATAACGCACCAATTGAATACGCTCACAATAGTGATGCAGTAGTAAAAGCAAGATCCGTGGCTTATAGTTACCAAAATATGTGTATTACACAAAGCGATGCCACAAGGGATGATGTTTTGAATGGTAAATTTAATAACCGTTTCATGTAGTTTTGTTTTGAAAGTTCAGAACCTTACAGCCTCGCTATCACAAGTAGCGGGGCATTGTAGGCAAAAGAACTTTATGCCAAAAACATTTAATGTAATAGTGCGTTTTGAAACAGAGGCGCAGAAAAAAAAGCTGGTAAGACTGGCTAAGAAAGCCAAGCAATCGGCTAACAAATTTATTATCTCACTTATAGAAAAACAAAAATGCTGATAGAAAACATCACCACAGAGTTTACTGATAGTAACGGAACGTTGCGCATAACTGCTAACTACTACGTATCACATCCTTACGATGTTAAGAGTGTGCGACAAGTTGAGCGTGTAACCGTTGCCGAATTTAAGCCTGTTGGCAATGATGAATTTATAAAAATGCCGCCTTTACACGCAGATTGTTACGGTTTCTTGATAGATAAATTACAAACATGGGCACAATCCCTTATGGATGGCGAACTACAAAAATACAGATTATGACCCCCCAGGAAATCGAATACCGACAGCATATAGCCCTCAACCCCGAAGATGTATTAACGCACGGGAATTATAAGAGGCACAAGGAACTGAAGCGTACGGCATCGTGGAAGTGGATGGATAAGTTCAACGAGCAGCAGCGGTTGAAGCCTGCGGAGGAGGCTAAGGAAGAAGCGGAGAAAAATAAACATAGGAATGAATTATAAAGATACTGCGCCATTAAGCCCGACATTGGAGTACCGGTTACTGGGATAATTGTTATTCTTGATGGTGTTTTTGGAAAGCAAGGTAGCTCAGTTGGCCAGAGAGCAGGCATCAGCCTGAGGTCGGGAGTTCGAATCTCCCTCTTGCTTCGGTTTTTTCATAGGACAATTGCGTTAAGCAGTTTTGGTAAACACGGCCTGTGTTTCTACACGGGCTTTTTAAAATTATTTTTCAACCAGAAATAAATATAAAATGCATTCATCACCAACTATCGGGGCAATATCCAAAGCACTTGTAAAAGCGCAATCGGAAATGAGCACACCCAAAAAAGATGCAGTCAACCCGTTCTTTAAAAAGAATTACGCCGATCTTAATTCTGTTTTAGAAGCCTGTATGCCAGCATTAAATAATAACCAAATATCAGTATTGCAACCTATATGCGTTATTGATGGTATTGATTACGTAGAAACGATATTACTGCATGATAGCGGTGAATGGATAGGGTCGTTTGCGAAGATTATCAATGATAAAGCGAATGATGCGCAAAGGCAAGGTAGCGGCATTAGCTACGCTCGCAGGTACGGCTTGCAATCCCTGGTTAATCTTGGGGCAGAAGATGATGACGCAAACGGCGCAACGGTAAAGAAGCCTGCCGCACCATCAGCGCCGCCTAAGTTCGCACCTAAGCCTGCCGTTAGCAATGACGCATTTGATAAAGCTATTGAGCGAATAAAGAAAGGCGAAAAAGATTTAGTAGAAAAAATGGAGGCTACTTATACTTTAACCGATATGCAGAAGGTGGCTTTAAAGGCGCTTACTTTAGCTACCACCACCGCCGCAACCGAATTAGATAATGATAATTGAGAAGATATGACAGGTAAAATATACATACGCCAGCTAACAAGATCCAAAAACGGGCATTGGTACTGGCGGATGTTACGGGGTATTGTTTATGTGAGCTGTAATCACCGAAAAGAATTGTATAACAAACTGATCAAAGCCTATCATATCGATAATGTGGTAACAGTGCTTGAGGTGGCACCTCACTTTAATGATCGATAAGTCAATTAATAATATAACTAAAAAATATAAAATTATGGAACGAAATTTATTTTCAGGGTATGGATCAACACCATTAACTTATCCTCATTACACAAAATGGGGGGGGCAGCAAGTTATTATTGTAACATCACCAGATGTACTAATAGAGGTAGGCGACACTATAGTTTGCGAAACCAAAAACCAAGTTCTTGAAAAACCTAAAAAGGTATTATCAATAATTCAACAGCGTACCGCAAGGGGTAAACACAATACAGGCTTTACTCCTGTTATGCAAAAGTTGGAAGTAGAGGATTATTCATAACCGCCTCACGGCATAAAAACACCACAATGCACCACACTTTAATACTCTCCGAAGCAGAGTACAACGCAACAACAAGTTTTATCATTACTAAATCTATGGATTGGTATATGGTAGGGGATGAAATTACATTGACCAAAGAGGGTAGTAGAGATCAACGCCCCTGTACCATCACCAGTATTGTCACGGGCGACAAGATACACAAAGGCTGGTGTGTGTTGGGGTTGGAGGATAGCGGGGGCGTTGCTGAACAGCTTGCCAAGATATGGAAAGCCGACCCTACCACCATCGACGACAGCGCAGAGGTAGCAGATGCGCTGAGCGGGGAGCATGGATTAAAGCCACCGCCGCCATCTTATTAATTATAACCCCCGCCGGGGAAACTTTAAAACAAGCCTGCTCTGTTAACAGGTTATATTTATGGCACAAGGTTTTTTTGGATCAGTTTGCGTGGAAGATATTTTCACAGGACAAATTGTAAAAGGCAGCAACGGTAAGAGTTACATCTGCGTTGATGATCTTAAAGGAGGCGCTTTTAATAAGTCGCAAAAAAATGGTAAAACCTACATCGGTATTGGGGTGTACGTTAATGATGAAGTAGACCAGTACCAGAACATTGCTGGAATTTCCTTGCAGCAATCGCAAACCGAAAGAGAGGCACAGCAAAAAAAGCAGTACATCGGCAACCTGAAGTTTGCGCAGGCCAAGGGCACAGCGGCAAGTCCTGGTGTTGCAAGTAGCCCAGTAAATGATGCGCCGGTAGAGGATGTTAGTGACCTTACCTTCTAAATGTAACGCATAGACGCAGTTATCTATTATCTAACAGGGGTAGTATAACAGCTACCCCTTAAATTAACTTATGTACACCATCAAAAAATACAAAGACGAGTGGAAAAACCGCTACGTAGCAGCACACCACGAATGGAGCAAAGGCGAATACCCTACTGCATACGCTAATGGTTTTTGGACACCCCCAGTATTTCCCAAAGTAGATACATCAGCAGGGCTCACAAATGCTGTAATAAAATTCATTATCTGGTCCGGTTATAACGCTGACAGAACTAATACACAAGGAAGATTGGTAGATGCGCCGCAGAAACAGGACAGCGGTAATGTACTTACGGTGAAAAAATATATCAAGTCGGCTAACAGGCGTGGGACAGCTGATATTGGCGCAACTATTAAAGGCAGATCCGTTAAGATCGAAATAAAGGTCGGTAAGGATAAGCCATCGCAATATCAACAGGATGAACAGGTAAGGGAAAGGAAAGCGGGCGGAGTTTATGAGTTTATAAAAACAATGGATGAATTTATAAATTGGTACGATAATTTTTTATTATCTTTGAAGTAGGCTCTGGGCAGAGGGCAAAATACAAATTATTACACCTCTCTGGGGAATGGCCTGCCCGCCTGAACCCGTAGAGGTTTTTTATTTTACAGCAACACCTAAAACATGACAAGTATATCTATTTATAAAAATGTAAAACATACAGAGAGCGCTGACATTGTTTTGCTTAATGATTTTTTACATGATGTTCAAAGTGGTAAGTGGCAGGATGCTGTAATAAAAATAAGAACGATAAAAGACAAGGAAATAAAGAGGGCTGAAAAAACAAAGTTGCCTAATGTTACTATTTCGGGAATATTTGGTAAACGTATTGATAATGATATAAAAGCTCATAGTTGTTTTATCGGTATGGATATTGACGACCTGGGAAATGAGGTAGAGAGTACACGGGAACTCTTAAGATCGGACCCTTATATATATTCATGTTTTACATCAGTGGGGGGAAGTGGCCTTTGTGTTATATTTAAAATTGATGGAGATAAGCATCGGGAAGCCTTTGAGGGCATCGCTGACTACCTTATAAAAAAATACCAGATCATCGTTGATCCAACCGGCGTTAACCCATCAAGGGCACGATTCGTCTCTTTTGACCCTGACCTTTTTATAAACGAAAAGTGCCTGAAATTTAAAAAATATCTCCCTAAACCAAAGGCAAAAAAAATAACCGCCACCGTTTTTGTAAAAAGCGAGTTTGATCAGGTTATAGCTGACATGGTTGAAGCCAACGTTTCCTGTGTTGAAGATTATAGGGATTGGCGAGATATCGCTTTCGGTCTTGCTGATCAGTTTGGCGAAGCTGGAAGGGGTTATTTTCATTCCTTAAGCAGTTGTTCTGATAAGTACGAAAAATCAATGTGTGACCGGCAATATACTCATGCCTTATTGCGTAATGGCAGGCCCGGCAATAAAATAACAGTAGCTACCATATATTGGTTTGCCCGCCAAGCCGGTATTAATACCACATCAAAGGTTACCGCAAAGATAACTGCAGCGACCAGCACTATGAAAAAAGCGGGGCTTGATGTAAAAACCATTGTAAAGAACTTAAAAGAACATGAAGGAATAGAAAATGTTGACGACGTGGTCCAGCAGGCGTTTGAATCTAAGATGTCATTTACCGAAGGGGAGTCAATTGTGGAAAATGTAAGAATGTGGCTGCGGCATACTTATAACTTGAGAAGAAATAAGATAACCAGGAAAGTAGAGGTTGATGGAGAGCCGCAGGAAGAAATGGATTTTAATACCATGTTCCTTGACGCTAAAATATTGTTTCCTGAACTTAGTAGCGAAATATTTATGAAAATAATATTTTCTCATAATACAAAATCCTATAACCCCATCACAGATTTTATTGAATCTTTAAAGTGGGATGGCCAAGAAAGACTTAATGATCTTGGAGCTTGTATCAATTCGGAAACAGGTACCATTGAATGGCGTTGCCAGATGGTGCGAAAATGGTATATAGGTATAATAGCCTCTGTTTACGGAGTAGTAAATGAATTGAATTTTATAATAGTTGGGGCTAAAAATACCGGTAAAACAAAGTTTTTCACCATGTTATTACCATATGAGTTACAGATGTATTTTGGTAGATCGCAACTGAATCGAGGGACAGATGACGAGATACTGATGTGTGAAAAGCTGATAATCCTTAATGACGAATACGGCGGAAAGAATAAAACAGACGAGCGTACGGAAAAAAGATTGATGGCAGCTCCTGGGTTTTCACTTCGTGTACCTTATGGCAAGGGCAACGAAGATGTGGTACGTATAGCTTCTTTGTGTGGCACCTGTAACGAAACTAACCCGCTTGACGATGCTACCGGCAATAGGAGGATTATAGTAATGGAATCGGTAGGTAAATTTGATTTTAAGTTGTATAATTCCCTTGATAAATACCAGCTACTTGCAGAGGCATACCAGGCTTTTAAAAATGGTGAAAGGCCTGAACTCAACGAGGAGGAAATTATACAGCTTGAGGCTAATACTGATGGTCAATATAGCAAGGTTTCTTTTGAACAGGAAATGATACTTAAATATTTCCTACCTGTTGAAAAAACTAACCCGTGGGATTTTATGACCTCTACTGAAATAAAATTACACCTTGAATTACATACAAAAGAAAAGATAAATATTAATAAACTCGGTGCGCAATTGAAAAAGCTCGGGTATAACCGCAGGGCTAATGGTGCCAAATATGGGTACGATATTGCTATAATACCAGCCTTAGCAGTTACAGCAAGTGGTTAATAGTTACAGTTGTTACAGTAATAAAGCATTGAAAATCATTTTATTGTAACTGCTGTAACTGTGTAACTGAAAAAAGCTAAAACCCTTACAGGTAAAATAAAAATAAATTAATTAATAATAAACATCACATAATAATATATAGTCTCATGTATATTATTAATTTTTAGTTACAGTAGTTACAGCAGTTACAACACATATATAAATCAATTAGTTATAAAAATAAAAGTAGTTACATGCCAGTTACAGCAGTTACAGACCAAATAACCCCCAAAAACAAGGAGCAGGAAGATGCAATTATCAGCGGGCAGAACTTTTTAAAGCATGGCGATCCTGCAGAATGGTTCATTATTGTTGGTAAAGCGGGAACGGGTAAGACAACGATAGTGCAGGAAATTATACGACCCTTTGTAAAAAGCCACCAGATTTTAATTTGTGCCTTATCTCATAAAGCAAAATTGGTATTGGCTGATAAGCTGGCCGCAACATTCGGAAACTGGGCAATAGTATCTAAATCTATTGCAGGTGCTTTAGGCATGAATATGGACCTTGAAACAGGCAACTTTACCGTAGCATCAGGCGCCGAGGGTAAAAAGATACCACCTATTAAAGAAGCGCAGATCATCATTGTTGATGAGGCGAGCATGGTAAATGAAGAATCGCACCGGCTCATCATGTCTGAAAAAAGAAAATCAGCTAAAGTTATTTATTTGGGCGATATCAGGCAATTGCCACCGATACGTGAATCGCATGATAAGAACGCCGATAAGCCATCGCCCGTTTTTTACAGCAAGAATTTAATAGTATTAACTGAGCGTATCAGACAGGGAGAACAATCTCCAATACTTCCATACGCTGATTACTATGGCGATAACGGCAGGTTAAATCATCCTGTACTATTACCTGTTAAGCCTGAGTGGAAGATAACGGAACAAAACGAGCATGGCGAATTGATATTTGAAAAGGACATCTTTGATACTATTGATAATTATATGGATGCTTATAGCAATGCTGTTAAATCAGGAGATAGTAACATTATTAAAACCGTCGCCTACCGTAATGATGCCCGTAAAAAAGTAAACGGTTATATCAGGTGGCGCCTTTTTGGTAATGATGCAAAAGAAAATCAATTTGTAAAAGGCGATATGCTGATGTTCCAGGATAATTTTACTGTTGATGAACTTGATGAGCCGATAAGTAACGCCTACGAAATACAGATAAATAAAGTTGAACCTATGCAGGTGATTTATAAATGCTTTCAACTTCACTTTATTATGGATGGTAGGCCGGTAAAAATATTAGCACTTGATCAGTCAGAAGTAAAAAGGCATACTGATGATGTAAGTAAAAAGTTTGCTTACGCTAAAACATTAAAGTGGGGTACAGAACAAAGATCCATCGCTTTGGGTCAAGCGTGGAGTTTAAAGAAATTGTTTGCCCCTGTTGATTACGGGTATGCGATCACTTCGCATAAATGCCAGGGCAGCACCTATCATACTGTTATAGTAGACGAAACAGATATTATGAGCGTTGGTCCAATATCCAATAAGGTTAAATCGCAATCTATGTACACGGCAATTACCAGGGCAAGTCACAGGTGTATAATAGTGGGTTAGAGCCTCCAAAAAATTATTTTGTCCGGTAAATGAAAAAGGGGTAGTTTTGGGTATGGCAGTTTGTCATAAAAACAACGGCTATACTACGACAATGGCAGGAAAAGGAGGAATACGAAGCACTTCGTTTAAGTCAGGGGCTAATCCAGTAAGGCAAACTGGTAGCAAAAACAAGCGCACCATCCTAAAGGAAAAGATGGGTTTGCAGAACTGGAATACCCTGACCGATTTTATAGAAAATGACGGAGCGGGAAAGATGGTTACTGAAATGAAAAAGCTAACCGGAAAGAATTACGTTATTGCTTATGGCATATTGGCTGAATTTGTAAAACCAAAATTGGCCAGGGTAACAGTTGCAGGCGATAAGGATGCGCCTATTAATTTCCAGTTACTTACCGTTGATCCGTTAATTTTACCAGATGATACAGGCAACGACAGCGCTACGTAAGATTGCGGGCTTGCGCAAAAAGATCAAAGGCATACAGGGCGGACAGGGCGCAGGTAAAACATTCTCCATCCTTTTACTGTTGATCAATCACGCCAGCAGCAACCCCGATAAAGAGATTTACGTAGTATCGGCAGAGCTTTCAAAAATGCGTGATACCGTACTGAAAGACTTTGTAAAGATTATCAACGGCACCCCGCTACGGGTTGAATTAACCGGCATAACCTCAGGATCTCCTAAATGCACTTTCCCCAATAAATCTTTTATTCGTTTCATTGGACTTGATAAGGAGGACGTGGGGAAAGGGTTGCGTTCCGATGTGGTTTTTGTGAATGAAGCCAACAAAGTTATTTTTGATACCTACCGGGAATTAACCAGCAGGGCAAAGCAGGTGTTTATCGATTTCAACCCCAATAAAAAATTCTGGTTCCACACGGAACTATTGCCACGCCCGGACTGCGATTTTATAAAACTCACCTACCAGGATAATGAATTTTTAAGCAAAGAAGAGCGGTACGAGATTTTGGGGTACAAGGCAAAAGGCTATAAGAATGACGGTTTGGGCAACTACGAAGTAAATGACCGGGGAGAATTAATAGTAGTTAATCAATATTGGGCTAATATGTGGCGTGTGTACGGGTTAGGTGAAGTGGGGCAGGTTGAAGGTCGTATCTACACCTGGCAACCTATTGCGCTTGATGCGTATAAAGCTATTCCTAAAGAAACTTATTATGGATGCGATTGGGGGAAGGTAGATCCTTTTGCCATTATCGAAGGTAAGTACCATGACGGCAACCTGTATGTGCATGAACTGAACTATGCCAGCGAAAACGAAATAGAGCGTAATTTATCGGTCACGCAATTGCACCAGATCAAAGCAGGAGATTATGATATGGGCGACGGGCAAATGAATGAGGGTTTGATCGGCTGGCTGTTTAATAAAATTTCAATTAAAAAAGACAGGGTTATTGTGTGCGATAGCAACAGGCCCAATAAAATAAAGTCATTAAGGCACTCGGGTTGGGAATACGCCGTTAGTGTAAAGGGTAAGCCTACCCTGGAAGATCGTGTATTCACTTTATCCGGGCTAAACATCTATTACACTTCCACAAGCAAAAACATTGAAGCAGAGCAGGAAAATTATTGCTATGGCAAAGTTGATGGCGTATTACAGGAGAAACCCGTTGACCAGGATAATCACACAATAGATGCTATTGCATACATGGTTAATAAACTGTTTGAAATTGGCGTCATAAAAAACATTTAATACAACCATGTTGCACTTTATATTATTTTCTCTACATTTACACCAAAATAAAAACTATTGAGCTGGTTTAATGATTGGTTTAGCGGCAGTAAAAACAATTCATGGCTACCATCATGGTGGAGTTCTATATGGGGCACAAGTCCGATGTTTAATGACTACGCCGCCGACAGTAAAAAACTGGAAGCGGTTTTAACTAACCCGGCTATGCTGAAGGTGATAAAATTGCAGTGCGATCTTTTTTCCCTCGGTAAAATTTACCTGTACAAAGGAGATACACAGATACAGAACGACCCTTTAGTTTACCGCCTTAATAATCCTAACCCTTTTCAGCCTGGATCGCAATTCCTTTGGGATATGATGTTTTGGACTATGATAGGAAATGCCTACCTGTATGTTGATAGTGAGGTAGCTGCCAATGATAAGAATAAACTTTATTTTCTTGAGCCCCGAAAAATGGATTTTCCTACAGAGATGCAGCAAAAAAGCGATCATCTTGTTTTTTCTGACGCAGCTATAAAAGAATACAAAAATTATATCATCACTTACCGGTACCAAAATGGCACAACGTTTAAATTCCCTTTTGGTAAAGTGGTTTTTATGCCCGACCTGACCAATGGTACAGGTAATTGGTTTAAAGGTAATAGTGTTATAGACGCATTGTACAAGGTGATCGATAATAGCGAGGCTTCTTTAGATGCAAATAATATCAACACCAGATATAGCGGTAAGTTCCTAGTAGCGGGGCAGGCAGACCCAAATAACGTACAGCAATTACCGTTAGGGGAGGATGAAAAGAAAGATATTGAAAGCAAGATGAACGGAGATAAAAAAGTTCATGCGGTTAAATCGATGATAGAGATTAAGCGTTTTGTTGAGAATATGGGACAATTGAAGTTGAATGAAAATTATTTGGCGCAGTATTTCGTCATTGGTAATATGTATGGCATTCCACGTGATGTGCTGGAAGCCTACCAAAGCAGTACATACGAGAACCAGGAGAAAGCCCGGGCCAGCCATGTAAGCTACACTTTGCAGCCAAAAGGTGATGCATGGATGGCCGCCCTAACAAATAAATTCAGTTACATTGATGGCAGGCAGCTTGTTATTTCGTGGGATCACTTACCTTTTGTCCAGGTTTTTGAAAAAGAAAGGGCGGGGGTGCAACAAACAAAAATCACAACGTTGCAAATGATGTTGAAATTAAATATACCTTTGGAAGAGTGTAATAAATTTTTAGACACCGATTTTAAAACAGCAAGTTATGAGCAACCAAAGCCAGCCGCTAACACCGGAGCAAATCAAGGAGCTTAAAGAGAAAGACGAGCAGAAACAAAAGAGCGTTAAGCAAGGTGATACTATTACCAAAAAGCCTGATAATAAAATAAAATGAAAATAGAGATACCTTCTTTTCAGGACAAAACAGATCTGTTTGATTGGTTGATAACCAATAAGTCTGCATTAATGGCGCAAAAGAAAGCAGCTATAAAGCAAGCAGATGCTTTTAGTTATGCAGTTCCGCTGGTGAATGAAAGGGGCGAAGCGTGTAAAGCTGAAACTATTTCAGCGGACGCAACAAAAATAAAGGTTCGATCTATTATCAATACAACAAAACTTTTAGACAGTCATAGCGATGTACATATCGATCAATTGTGGAATAAATCTTTGAAAGAAAGCAAGGATTTTTATTTGGTAAAGGAACATGATTTTTGTTTTGCCGGTATAATAAGTGATCAGGTAAAGGCTTTTGCAAAGCAAATGAGTTGGAAGGAATTAGGTTTTGATTTTGAGGGTAATACGCAGGCTTTAGTTTTTGACAGCGTTATAGATAAGGCAGAGAGCCCTATGATGTTTGATAAATATAAGACAGGTAAGGTTAAAAATCATTCTGTTGGTATGCGTTATGTAGAATTAAAGTTTTGTATAAATGATGAAAGATATGAGGCAGAAAAATCGAACTGGGATAAATACATTACACAGGTAGCTAATAAAGAAGATGCGGAGGCACAGGGTTATTTTTGGGCAGTTACAGAGGCAAAAATAATAGAAGGGAGTGCCGTTATCCGTGGTAGTAATTTCGCTACACCAACAACATCAGTACAGGAAACTAAAGGGGCCGGCAGCACCGCCACACCTTCAGACAATAAAAGCAGGCCGCCAGCAGGCACCGGCATGTTACAGGAACTAAATAATTTACTTAAAAAATTCTAAAAATGAAACAAACATTTTTACATTTTGGAAGTCAGCCAAAAAGCTACTTACCAAAATTTAACAGCCGTAGATTCGGCTCGGCGGGTGTTCGTGCTGCTTATAAAAGCGATGGCGCACCTGCCCCTAAAGATGAGTACAAAGATGATCCGGCACTGAGTGATGAAGTGAACGCCATCAAGCGCATTGGCTTCCAGGTTGACGGGTTTAAAAACCTTTTGGGCGAAAAAGCAAATGCAGAGCAATTTACCTCTTTGGAAGAGCAGATAAAAACCTTATCTGAAGGTATAGCTACAATGCAGGCTGATGCTATCAGTAAAGCTATTGCAGCTATCAATGATGCTAATAAAGATATCCACCGCCAGATTGCGGAAATGTCTGAAGAAGCAGCCAAAGCAAAAGAAAACAGCAACGGGCCAGCTACACCCGGAGAATTGGTTACTACCAAAGATGTAGAAGCTTTTATAGCTGAAACATTTAAAGATGGAAAGAAAACCCAAAACGGTGCAGCAATAGCTATTAAAGCGGCTGAAACCTTTGGCTACCCTACTTTCTTTACAGGTGCAGGTGGAACTGTTATTGATGCCTTTACAGGGCGCTATGTTGATCCAAAACTGTATCAGCGTAAAAGAAAAAGAAACCTTATCCTTGACTGGTTCGATATTCGTACTATCAATGTGCCTAAATTAATTTACCTGGTAAAGGTTGAAGTCGGCGATAGTAACAGTGTTTCTGGCGATCCAGGCGGGGCAGCATGGATATTAAGCGGGCAGGCTAAGCCTAAACGTTCATTCCGTGTAACCACAGGAGAAGCTGAAGCTAAAAAAGTTTCTATTTTCGGTACCGTAGAAGATAAACTTTTACGTGACGTGGCAAGTTTGCAAAACTGGATCCGTGAAGATTTCATGGACGAAATGAGAGAGTCTATTAATGACGGTTTACTGAATAATAACCCGGCTATTAATGCATTAGCTCCTTTGGGCCTTAAGACAAATGCGATCCAGTACACAGCGTCACCTGCATATGATGAAACAATTGAAGATCCTAATTATATCGATGAAATTATTGCGGCTATCGCTTTGATGGCTTACAATAAAGAAGAAGCCGGTATGGTGTTTATTTCTTCAGATGTTTACCACCGTATTTTGCACCTCAAGGCTACGGACGGCAAGTGGTTAAACAACAACCTTGTTTATATAAATGCTTTGAATGAGCTTTATATTGCGGGTGTTCATGTGGTATGGGCTGATGAAGAAGATGTGCCAAGCACACATATATTGGTTATCGGTCGTGATCTTGGTTTTAAGATCTACGCATATGGTAACATGGTGTTTGAGCGTGGATTGAACGGAGAAGACTTTAGAGAGGACAAAACTTCTTTCAGAGGCTACCAAGAGTTCCTTTCTTTCATCCCTGAAAACAGAGAAAACAGTGTCCTTTACGACACATTTGCTAACATCGAGGCTGCTATAACTGCGGCACCGGAAATATAATAAATTATGAGCAATCGTTTAGACAACACAAAGGTTGTAACCTTCAAGGAAGCTTACAAATCTAAAAGCGGTAAAGTTATTTATGCGGCGGGATCTACTCACGCCATCCATAAAGACTTGGCTGCAAAGCTTGCTAAAAAGTCAAAAGGTATCGATGTTAAAGACTTCGACCAAAAGGGCGAAATAGCTAAAGCTAAAAAAGCATTTGAAGACAGCAAAAAAGCGGATTAAAAACCCGCTTTAATTTCAAAACATCTAAAAATCATTATAAAAATGAAAAAGATAATTTTATTTCTTTGCCTTATTTCGGCAGTAGCCGTTACGCAGGCGCAAACGGCGTTTAACCACACTGTAACAAACCCTACGGGTGCTATCCTTAATACAAATGTGGACACATTGACCATTACAACAACAAAGGATTATGTTACAGTGGGTATTCAGCCGTACATTACTAGGGCTACAGGTACACAGGCTGGTACAGCTATTTTGTCAGGTAGTATTGACGGCGTTAATTATATTAATACTGACACGTTGACCTTAACGAATGCTGCTATCAATACTACTATCTGGACAAAAAGCAACCCTGTACAAAAATACTGGCGAATAATCAGATCGGGCGGCACTACAGTAACGGGCTTAAACAATGCAACTATTATTGGCAGAAAACCTAATGTGCCATAATGCCTAACCTGATCGACATATCATATTTTTTCGGATCCTTAGAGGTGGCCCAAAAGGGTGAGACAAGTGTAATAACCGATCTTAACGCTTTCATTAGTGATAAGGAGCCGGAATTTATGCAGCAGCTTTTGGGCTACCCTTTATACCAGGAATTTGTTGCGGGACTGGGTACGCCTACCGCCAAATGGACGCAACTCGATACGGGCTACACCTACACTGTTAACGGTGTACAGCACAGATGGAATGGGTTTCGTTACACTTTTGGCAGTCTTAAAAAATCACCCATTGCTAACTATGTTTACTGGTATTATAGCCAGTCATTGGTGACAATTGCAACGGGTACCGGCCAAAAGCAGGTACAGGCGCAAAACGCTATCAATGCATCGGCTAATGATAAGAATGTAAAGGCGTGGAATGAAATGGTTAAGCAGTGCTATGCCTGTGTACATTATTTATTGTACGGCGGCACCGAGTATGGGTATACACAGGACGCATGCCAGGAGATTTTTAAATATAAAAACACTTTAGGTTTATGAATAACCCGGAATACATAGTACAGGATGAGATGGGTACCGTTATACAGGATACAGGTATAGCGTTATCCATGAACATCAACTTTCAATTTGGGTACATTCGTGAGCTTAATGAGACTTTAACGCAGTGGGAAAAAGACCCCGCATTATATGCGATTAAATTCCCTTTGGTGTTTTTAGCGATGCCGTTCAATATCAGCATGGGTAGTGGCCCTGGCTTTGGCAGGTTTACCGATGTTCGTATATTCATCATGCACCATACCGATGGCGTTAGTAAAACAAAGGACAGGCTGGAATCAAGTTACAAGCCGGTTATTTACCCTATATACAGGCAGCTGTTAAAGGTAATAAGCTACAGTAACGCTTTCTCTTTTGAAACAGATGGCGAGATCGTACACCGCAGGACGGATAGGCCATATTGGGGCGAAGATCAGCAAACCGCTATCACTGATAAAGTTGATGTGCTCGAAATATCAGGACTTAATTTAATAATTAACAACAATCTTAACTGCTCCTAATGGGGCTAAAAATTTTATAACATGGCAAGTATTTTAAACATAGGGCAGTGCGGATTAGCAAGCACCCTTAATACAGGCGTTCCATTTTGCGATGTGTTGAGAGACAGGCCGGCAATGGCTATCTATCTTGACCAGGGCAAATCATTTACGCCATCTGACCTTGCAACTGCAGCCAGTTTCCTTGCTGCTTTAACCACTGCAACCCGTGCGGTTCGTGGCGTAAGGGCGTTCCCTATTCCTAACCTTAAAAATTTCACGGATAATACGCCTGATCCTACTACCGGCGGCGTGGGCAATCTTGATACAAAAACACGTATCGTTGATGATCCTACACCGGATTTTACCTTTGCGGTAAGCGGCGGCGAATTGTACCAGAAGAAATTACAGGGGCTTGAAGTTGGCGTGTACGATGTTATGATCGTTGATCGCAAGGGTGTGGTTTACGGCCGCACTAACTCAAGCGGAAATTTCCAGGGTTTCAGTGTTTACGAGAATTACGTTTACGTTCCTAAATTCTTAGGTACTGATGCGGTAGAGCAATACCGTTTCAAAACAACGTTAAGCAGTTTCCAGGAATACAAATCAATGGCATCATTTGTGGTTGTGGGCGCAGGTATATTCGCACTAACGGGTATCAATAACGTAGTAGTATCTTTATTCAGCCAAACCACTAACGTAGGTAGATTTACTTTCGTTGCTGACGGCGGTAAGGATCTTGCTGCTTTATATGCTACTGAAATTTTAGTAGCTGCGAATATCACCGCTACCAATGCCCAGACAGGCGCTCCAATAACGGTAACAAGCCGTACATTGGACGCTACTACAACGCCTAACCAGGTTGTGATCACCATTGATAGTACAGCCTACGCAGCTTTAGCTTCGGGCGACAAGATCAACATCAATCTTGCAATACCAAGTGTATTAAAAACAAATGGTATTGACGGCTTTGAAAGTACAGGCGCAGCGCAAATGACAAAAGCATAATTTACAAACCTATGGGGCGGCTTATGGTCGCTCCATTATAAAAATCACGCTATGCACAAGGATAAAGAACACGTAATGGTTGACTGGCACAACTTTAATATTGCCTCCGTTAAAGCGGGCGGTTTTAAGCTGTTTGCGGAACAACACGCTACTCCTGCCTATGGCTACGATGCAAGTACATGGCCGCAATGGTTAGCGGGTGCTTATGAGGCTGTGACAGGAGAGAAGCCAAAGCCTGAAAAAGGCGAAAAACAATAGATTTATTATTGGTTGAGGTAATAATTAAAAAGCTCTGTACTTAATTGTATGGAGTTTTTTTGTATATTTATATCCTTCATATAAGCAGAAGGCTTTATTTAGCAGCGCTACGTATCTACGTTGGCGCTTTTTTAATTATATTGCACCCATGCCATCCATCAACGATATACGCCGCAAATTAGCCAACATCGATGTAACAGGCGCTGCTGTTGAGGCTATTGAACTAAGTGAGCCCGAGATATTGCGGGAGCAACGCATACAGCTACTTGAAGGTAAGAAAGCCAACGGCCAGCCAATAGGTAAGTACCGTAGCCTAAAGTATGCCGCTAAGAAGGCGCAGCAAAATCCATTGGCGGGTTTTGGAAATGTTGATCTCAACCTGACAGGTGCTTTCCAGAGCGCTGTTTTCTTATCCGTTACATCTACAAGTTTTATATTTGAAAGCCCGGACGAAAAAACTGCTATGCTTATAGGTAAATATGGTGATCCTTTTGGGTTAAGCTATGCATCAAGGGTGATAGTTATTAATGAAAGATTGCGAAAAGAGTTTATCTTTATTATACAAAACCAACTAAGAAAATGATGCACACAATCGGACATATAGCCCTATTTATTGGTGGCATGGTAACAATGATGGGTATCGGCTGGTTAGTTAATCAATACATGGATGCGAAGTATAAGCGTGATCACCCCGATAAACAGCATTTTGACGACTAAACCTGCACTCTATGGCATGCTCAAATTGTACCCAGGCAATCATTGAACAAAAACAATCGGATGAAAAAATTATGGCACTCGCCAAAGCGAAAGCAAAAGAAACAGGAAAGCCAACAGGACTTTACCGCAACGAATACGGGGAGCTCTGTATCTCAACCGGAACCGACCCCTGCTACTGGTACGTTACTGACCTGCAAAACAATGATGCTTGACGCCTTTATTGATGCTTATTGTAATGATGTAGGGATGCCGGAGAATTGGAGCGAGATAGTACAGGAATATGCAGAATTAATGGGCAACGGTAACTTAAAAAGAGCATTTGAGATAGCAGATAAAATACTTCGTTTAACAGTTCACATCAGGTTCGTAAAAGAGTGCGTTAAATATTTTCGGGCGTGTATTCGTCTAAAACGCACACCTGATGCCATTGTAGAAGAAAGATTGAACGAACTTTACCAGTGCGATGTGAGGGATGAGAAATCGTTACGGTTAGTAAAATCATTGGTAAAAACACGGTTTTATGAACTATCTATATTAAGTGATGAGGCTGAAAGATTGAACGCATCTGCCACAGGCGAAAGGCAAACGGAGGGGGATTTTAACAAGGACATTATGCATCTTGCTAAGTTTCAGGGCTGGAAAATTGATAAAAAAACCACAACAGTTGCTGAATATGCAGCTATTTACAATAACTTTATCCAAGAAATAAAAAATAAAGATGCCGCAGGAGGATAAAATAAGTTCCATAATTGACCAGACGGCTATCAATGCCGAAATAAAGGCGCTTGATGCGTCATTGGATGGATTGGCAGCTAAACTAAAAAACTTTCCTACTCTTTCATTGGGAGAGCAGTCAAAATCGATGGCTGACCTTACCAAAAACAATGCAGCCTACCAGCAATCACTACAAGGAGTGCAGCAGGCTACTACCCAATTGGTGACGGCTGAGCAGAATTTAGTTAAATCTCAACAACAATTATCACAAGCTACAGTACAAGGCACAAAATCTTTACAGGATAATATTGAAGTTAGACGTAGGGTACAAAACTCGCTTAACTCTTACCTTGCAAGCCAAAAAGAAGATTTGGTGCTAATGAAAGCAGGTACAATAAGCCGTGCTGAATACAATAAAAGATTTGCTGAAAGTCAAATATCAGTAGAGAAATATAAAAACCAAATAAAGGAGCTCAACAATAATATTAAAAATCAAACGCTAACGGTAACGCAACAAGGTGGATCTTACGCAATACTAAATAAAGAGTATTTAGTAGCTCAAAAGTTGGCTAAAGATTTAGCGGCGGCGTATGGCACACAAGATACCCGTTCAATCAAAGCTGCTGCAAGTGCTGCCATACTGGATGCAAGGCTAAAAGAAATTGATAAAACAGTAGGACAATCGCAAAGGAATGTAGGTAATTATGGATCAGCGTTTAATAAAGCATTTAGTGGCGTTCGTACATTAGCAAATATATTGCCCGGTATTGGTTTGGCGGGTCTTTTTGGTTTAGCTATTGACCCAATAGTATCATTTACTAAATACATCTTTGGTGCATCGGCTGCCACAGAAAAACTAGCCAAAACACAACAGTCATTAGGTGAAATATTTGCAGCAGCAGGTAAAGAAGCGGGTAGCCAGGTTACACAATTAACTTTGTTAAGGGAAATTATTACAGATCAAAGTGCCAGCTTAAAAGATAGAAATGCGGCGGTGGTTGCTTATAACTCCATTGCCGATGAGGGAAACCAAATTGATGCAAAGCAGATCGATAACAACACTTTGATAAATAGTCTTATAGAAAGGCAAATTGCTTTGGTTGAAAAAAGGGCACTGGCTAAAGCATTTGAAAACAAATTAACTGAATCAGCAGGCAAAGTGGTTGAAGCTCAGATAAAAATAAATAATGCAACTATTGAAGATCAGCAAAGTATTGCACAGTTAGAGGCGGCTGTTTACAGGGCAAGGGCAAAGAACGCAACAAACTACTTTCAGTTATTAGGACAACTAACGGTGCAGCGCAACGCAGTAAATCAAACATTTCCCGAATTTGCAAAAGAACTGAAAGATGCGCAGTCGGAATTTGATGCGTTATTATCAGCAGGGCGGCAATTTATTTCACTTGACACTTTAGGGAAAAAGGGTAAAGATAAAAAAGAAAAAACAGGCAACGATAGTTCACCGAAGGATTTGCGCAATGATACCGCCCGCCAAATACTCGAAGCGCAGAAAGCGATTGATGAAGAGATACTGAAGCGTGAAGCCGATACCAACAAAAGGATTTTAGACAATGAAACGAGAACGTACAAGGACAGGCTTGCCGCATTAAATGGATATGTTTTTAACAGGCTACAATTAAACCAACTTGAAAAAACATACAATGAAGCTATTGAAGAGGAAAAACTGGCAGAAACTTTACGAAATATAGATCAGGAAAGAAAAGCAAAAGGTGCCAATTTAAAATTGATCAATGAAATTGAATTAGGCGAAAGAAAAGCATCGGCAAAAAGGATTGAAGCTATTGAGCAAAAAGCACTTACTGATTTACAGTCTATCAACCGCCTTAAAATCGAGGAAACTAAAAAACTTAAAGCGGAAAGGGAAAAGGTTTTATCTGACGAATTACAGCAGGAGCAGGATTATGAAGCATTTTCCTTAAAGCAATTAGACGGTTTTTATAAAGCTGTTGCAAAAGCTGATGAAGATGAGGCTAAAAGAAAAAAGGATCTAAATAAAAAAGGGAATGAAGATCTTGTAAAACTTCAAAAGGATTTATATAAGGAATTAATCAGCACTTTGTCGCAGTTTTTCTTAGACGGCATCACCCGCCAGGAGCAGGACTTAGAAGAGAAATCCCGGCTACTGGACGAAGAAACAGCAAGACGGATCAACCAAATAAATCAACTCGGATTAAGCGAAGTTGAAAGAACCAAGCAGATTGCTGCTGTTGAAAAAGATGCCCAATTTCAAAGGGAACAGATAGAAAAAAGGCAAAGAAAGTTAGCGGTTGAACGTGCCAAGTTTGAGAAAGCTGCCAACATAGCACAAATTATTGCATCAACAGCAGCAGCAATAATTGAAACGCTGAAAACATATAAAGGGCTGCCCATTGGTTTTGCGATAGCTGCAACTATCGGCGCAATCGGTGCATTACAGTTGGCTAAGGCTATATCAACACCGTTGCCTAAATACAAGAAAGGCAGGGGCGCAACCGGCGTAACTGAGGTGGGTATATTGAATGATGGTAGTGATCAGGAATTTAAGGTAAGCAAAGGTGGTGCTATTGAAGCGATACAAGGCAAGAATACGCCAACACTGATTGGTGGTACTGATATTGTCTACCCTAACTTCGAGGCCCTTGCCAAAGCTATGGGTGGACAACATAATTTAGGCGCAATGATAAAGGGGAAGGTGGAGAAAGCCGGTAGGTTAGAAGATCAAAACGATACTATCATATGGAACCTGCGCCAACTAAACAAAAAACCTGTACCGGAAACCCATGTACACGGCATGGATAACGTATGGTTCAACCAACACTTTAAATACTGATGCCCCAAGCGCCCACATTACGTTTTTTCCTACTTGACAGCGATAAGAAGCCGCTATACCTAAATGCTGCAGGTAATGTGGTCACATCGCCCAATGCTGAGATCACGCCCGGAACAAGTGCAGCGCTGAAATATGCGCCCGATGGATGGCAGGGAGTACTGATAAAGTTTATTAGAAACCTTCGTTACCTCGGCCTTAACCGGGATTTCACAGTGCCGGTACGCTTTGTAAAAGACGGCGGTAAGATTGTGCGTAACGGCATATGGCGCTACGGGCAGGATTATACCATGTACCAGGTTATACAGAAGCTGCTACCCAATACGTTTCCGCCTACATACGGCCCGTACTTTGATGGTGAATTAGATCTGTCTAAAACGAGCGACAAAAAAGACGGTATAACGGTGCAGGTGGTTGAAGGCGGGTTGAGTAAATACCTGAAAGCCTATGAAAATCAACAATATGAAATACCGATACATGGTGATAGCGATGTGCGTTCTTTATATCTTGACGGCATACCATTTACTAACGTTATAGAATGGACGCTGTACGAAAATCAATCTATAGTTGAAAGCAGGTACCTGGGTATGGGTATTGTTTCGCAGGAGGGAACAACACAAGGCATAATTGTACAGGATCAGCAATATGCGGGCACGTTCGATAATCCTTTGGATCCTTCTCATTATAATGATAACTGGCACTTTAACAGCACCATAAAAACAATACCTGTAACTTATACAGGAACTGCCCGGGTAGCGGTTGCCACATTAGATGCCAGCAACGTGCATATATATTACAGAAAATATAATAAATCAACCAATGTAATAACTGATTATGACGTATTCAACGGAGCTATGGCGATAGGTAGCCATACCGTTGACCTTGCAAAAACAATTCCTGTAGGCCCTAACGAATACGTGCATTTGATAGGTGATAGCGTTAGCGTTAATTGTAAAATAACAAGCGGAACAGTGGCTGCCACTTACGAGGTTACATTCACGCCATCACTTGCAGAGTGTCTTACCTTCAAGAGATTAGGGCAGTTATTAGTAGGTAAAATAAGTGGTGGCACCTGTACACTTCGTTCAACATTCCTCGATAGCATGGATGATAGATTATTATACACTGGGGGGCAGTCATTGAGAAAATACCTGGCACCAGGAGTGGGTAAGACATCAATAAGTGATTTCTTTCAAAGCTTAACACAATTTGGGCTTGTATTATCAGTTGAGGGTACAGAATTAGTGATAGAAAAATACAATTACGGTTTTCAAAATACGGTTGCGGGGGGCTTTGGGGTAGTAGATGACGTGGAATTTACCATTGCCGAAGACATTACCTACAATTCATTCAAATTCGGCTACCCAAATGTAGAAGTTGATAAAGTTAATGGCCGTGATGAATTTAACGTTACATCCAATTTCCAAAGCCCACATAAAAGGATCGTTAAAGAGGCTAATTATGTGAGTGAATACCATGCAGGAATGTATGAGATCGAAGCAGCACGAATAGAATTATACCAGAAAGATACCACCGACAGTAGCGTGGATAATACAGGTTATATGTTCAGTGTTGAAAAAGGTACCACCTACGAATATTATAGGGGAGGATTAGAAGCGCAGATAAATACAGGTAATTATTATTTTCTTGTGCCTAATGAATTATTTGCACTCACCAATGGCCAGCAGTTCACTCTTTCCGGCGCTGCATCTAATAACGGAACGTACACGGTACTCAATACCGACTACCTTATAGTTGGCTACACTTTCATACAGGTGTTAGAGCCGGTTACGAATGCATCACTGGATGGAGTGCTTAATGTCACAGATGCTAATGTGTATCACCTATACCGCCCTGCTTATAGTTCAATCACTGGCTTATTGCACCCTGCGGAGGCTTATAATACAGATATCACACCTGCGCACGCACTGATCAATAACGGGCCGTGGATCAGGGGCTACCATGACAAGATGGATGCATATAGCATTAACTTTACAAAAGGTGACCGTAATAGTGAGTTAAGCACCACACTTGCAGGTGTGACGATAGCAGAGAACGCCAATTATCCGATCGGCGGGTTAGGTGATGCAATAAGCTGCGGAACGTATGCTAACTTTGTTGCCGATGTGGACGAGGTTACGTATCAGTTGATCAAAGCAAGGCCGTACGAAAAATATACCTTCATTTACAGGGGTTATACTTTCAAAGGCTGGATATTTGAAGCAGGTTTTATGCCTTCAACTAAAGAAAAACAAAAAATTAAATTACTTTTGGAAGCGGGAACAGATACAACTAAATTGATACATTAAGAATTATGTCCAGGGAGATAAAAATATGGGGTAAAGAAGACAGGCGCTTTTTATGGGGCGTATTATTGGGATTATGCATAGGATTCAGCGCCGGTGTAGTAACATTCAAATTATTATATTAAAATGCCCATAACCAACTTCACAAAAATACCACTTGTTAACCCGGTTAAGTTCGTTCCTAATACGGCTAATCCTGCGTGGGGTTTTGATAATAATTGGTATTATAATCAAATAAAGGAGTGGGAACTTAAGCGGACTTACTACCAAAAGTGGATGTTTGGCCTAACTACGCCATTACAGGTATGGAGTACCGTAGCGCCTGCTGATGCGGAAATATATAACTGTGCAAAAGAACTGGTACTCACTATTCCCTGGACGCAGGTAGGCACAAGTGATGTAGGTAATATTTATGAGCTGATATTAAACCTTGACGAAGATGGTAACAGTGATCCTATGCCGGTGGGAGTGTATTACATTTATACAAGATTTCATTTATTAGGTTACGATTATTCAATAATCAGTGAGCCTATTCACCTTGCTGTATCGCACCCATGTACTAACACCATAACCTACACCCATTCCGAAAACACACAAGACTTTTTCCCTTCACTACTCAGCACACCATTCAAAATATTGCTTGAGGCTGATATGATAAACTTTCAGCCCGGGCGTGAAGTATCGGATTATGTGAACCAATTACACAACGTAACTCTTTTAGATGGGGTTCCATTCCGGGAATTTCAGTTAGCCGTTGGACGTGCGCCGGGTGTAGCTGATTACGTAGTGGATATTCTTAACAGGATAACTTGCTGCGATATGTGGAGCTTTAACGGGATGCTTTTCTCTATTCCGGGTGGCAGCAAGTGGGAACCAACAAGAATTAAAACATGGCCAATGTCGGGATGGGTAATTGATGTGAGCCCTGCAGTTAATGCAACATCACTTGAATACAACCAGGGAGGGCCGGTTGCGCCGGGACTTGTTACGGCGTACGATATTAATAACGATCTATTTGGTGGCACAGGAACCAATGTACCAATAACAGACTATACACAAAGCTAATGAATGTAAACTACCATATCAGCCCCTACCCTTCATTACTCGAAGATATGGTGGCAAAAATATACGAGGTTAACCCTGACGGCACAAAGAGCGATCTTGCAATGGATATTGTATTGCCGGCACCTCATAACACGCCGCAATCAATTTCATTCAACGGACTTGACAAGGTTACGCACGAGGTAAGGCTATACACAGATCCTTCTGCTAATCTTTTGCACCAGTACCAGGTACAGCCAACAACGGATACAACCAACGTATATGATTATATAAGGTTTGAGATTGGTGATGGTGGTGCAAACACCCCGACTGCGGGATCGGATGACTATACCAATCCTGATATGATAGGTTTGCAGCCTGCGGACTATGTGGCCATCAGGTCAGGGCAGCCACAATTTGAAGGAACCAATATTATAAATGATGCTGTAAATGGTGGTTTTTCTTTGGCGATACCTGGTGATGTTTTTAGTGGAGACCCTGCCGAACAGTGGGTAATACTGCGTAAGCCGCAGGTTATCACTATGCCGGTTAATGACAGCGTAGTAGGCAAGCAGTTCGGGGCAACAGCATTGGGGCCGAATATGTACCTCGATGTAAGCAGCGCCGTTACTTATACTGCTGCACATTTGCGCCATTTGATAAGACTTGCCGGGCCATCAGCGGTTTATACATTCGGCGCATTAGAAGTGCCTCCAGTGGGGTATGTTTTCCGCATTACCAATTTTGGCGCAGGTGGTACAACAACTTTGCCCGAGGTGCATTTTGATAATGCACCGTTACTTTATGGTGGTACAACTAAAAATGTACTTCAATTGCCATTGCTAAGTACTATTGAGGTGGTTTTTGACGGCACCAACTGGAATGCATCTATCATGGATGATAAGGTTATCAATCCTGCGGTGAGCGTAGTGCCTACATTACTTTGGCTCGGGGTGGTGAATAACCCCAATACCTTTACAAAAAGGGCTGGCTCTGCGCTTGTAACATCGGTTGTTCGTACCGGTGTAGGACTTTATACGATCAATCACAATATCGGTAATACAAGCTATTGGGCAACCGGGATTGGTGCCGAAGCAGTAGGATTTAATACGGTTAAGTGTGTACATTCCTACACAAGTACATCATTCCAGGTTAGATGCTCGGATGATTCAACAGCAAACGATACAAATTTTCAATTGGAGATAAAAGGATTTTAATTAACTTTAATTTATGAAAATAGTAATAACTATCTTGATGCTAATGGCTTTTGGTGCGCATGCGCAGGTGTACCCTAACCCTAACGTAGCTTATGCTGCACCAGGGTCACGTGTTAAAGTGCCGGTAGCATTTTCTTTTCCTACCGGCTGCGGTACGCCATCGGGCACTTATGGTACTTTTTCTGGCCAGGCGATGCAGTTTTACGATAGCTGTAATAAGAGGTTTTATTTATTGAATCCGAAAACTCTTATCTGGGATAGTGTGCATGTTGGAGTTAGCGGGGGTGCATCAGGCTGGTCACTCACCGGCAACACAGGTACAAACCCGGGCACTAATTTTTTGGGGACTACGGACAATACAGGATTGATGTTTAAGGCTAATAATGCACAGGTGGGGTATATAGATATTATTAGAGGCAACACCAGTTTTGGCGAATCTTCTCTGCAAAACAATCTTACAGGATCTACTAATAGTGCTATTGGAGTTAGTGCCCTAACAAGCAATCAGTCGGGCGCAGGCAATACAGGTGTTGGATATGGAGCAGGAAGCAATTTCGTTGATGGTGACAACAATACAGCTATTGGATTCAGCGCACTGTCCCCCCAGTCTTTACACGGGAGTAACAACATTGGGATAGGCGCTTATTCCGGCGCTTATCTTGCAGATTCATCAGATAGGTTATTTATTAATTCCTTGAATAGAACTGACGGAATGGATTACTTTGATAGTACTTATTCAATAATTTACGGGTATCAAAATATAGCACCCGGTAAGCAGTCTTTGCGCTTAAACTCTCAGATTTATCTACCTTATATTGGCGCAGGTGGTACAACAGATAGCGTGTTAACTTGGAATGCAACAAGCAAAATGATCCGTTACAAGGCTTTTCCATCATCAGGCACTACCTACTCAGCAGGCTATGGCTTAAGACTTATATCTAATGTATTTAGTGCAGACACTGCTTACCTTGCAACCCTCCTTAGGCTGCAAAAAGTGGGAGACAGCTTAGGAGCCATCATTGCCACTAAGGGCACCGGCACCATTGGCGGTTCAATAGCAGCAAACCAAATAGCATATAGTAGTGGCAGTAATACAATAGCGGGAACAAATAACCTGTATTTCGATGCCACCCAAAAGCAGGTGGGTATCGGAACCAATGTTCCCTCTACTATGGCAGGTCAGACAGGTATAACGGGGGCGGTAATTAATGTAAAAGAAACAAGCGGGTACGGCAGATTATTGGCACAGGGTTCTATAGGAGCGTTATTTGCACTGGCAGATAACGGGGCGGGTAGTAATGTCAAATACTTCCAGTTCAGGACAGATGACGGCATAACAAGACAGGAGGCTATCAATGATGCAGGTTCAGCGGTAGCATATACTTTTTTAGCAATGGATCATTCCAATGGCAACGTAGGTGTGGGAACAACAGCGCCAAATGCAAAGCTGGAGGTAGTAGGGGGATTGATGTCAACCTTTACAGACGGCACATATTCTACCAGAATTAATCAAAAACAAACAGGAATAGGTGGTAATATGCTTATGGTTGGTAAAAGGTCAGATCAACCATCTGATTCTACTTTTATTCATGTTGCGCCCGAAGATCAGGAATCAGGATTATTTTCTATTTCAACAAGTAACGATTTCAAATCAAGGGTTTTTGTAAATGCCAGCGAGGCAAAAATAGAGACACTGGACGGGAGCGGAAACAATTTGGGTAGTATGTCTTTTAATCCAGCGGGTATTAAGGGAACATTGGGAGATACCAAAGAGTTTTTAGTAGAAGGTTTTAATGCTGATAACAAGCTATCATTTAACAATGGCGGTTCTTCCGAAGGATCAAAATTTGTATTTAACTCTTTTGACCCAACGGGTACCAACCTTGGCAATTCAACAATATACAGTAAGGCGGGTGATGGCTCATATATATATGCCTATTCGGAAGATGAAAGTTCAGGCGCAAAAGTAGGGGCAAAGACAGACGGAACAGTAGTATTAGAATCAACAGCGGGGGTGAATATTACAGGTAGGGTGACAATAACAACCATCCCGGCTTATGCAAGTGATGTAGCAGCAGGTATTGCGGGACTAACGACAGGAGCTATATATCAAACCAACGGTGCAGGTACAGGTGTATTTGCTTTCACCGGCGTATTGATGGTAAAACAATAACAAAATAAAAATAACTACAATGAACTATCTTATTATTGACCTGCTTGGCGCACCGGGAACCTACTTCAGGTTCTACACAACAGTTGGCGGTCTTGAAACAGATACCGCAGAAGAAAGCGCCTTTACATGGGCGGATGAAGAAGAGAGGGATGCGTACCTCAAGCTATTAGATACGGCTTACCCCGCACGTTTCGGCCCCGGTGGTACATCCAACCCGCCATCAGGAGGCGGCAGGCCTGACGAGCCATGAGAAGGGCTACAATATTAAGTGTGGTATTATTCCTTTTGGCAGCATTATTGCCCAATATTCACAGGGTACTAAATAATGTAAAAATGGAAAAACTACACCCGTTCCCATTAGACAGGTCGGTGGGAATATCTGCGCAATGGTATATTTACGATATAGGGCAGGCGGCATCATATATGTTGATAATGTGGCTCGTGGTGGTGATATTACGTGCCGTGGAGAACTACATAGAGAATAAAGAATCGCCTGTACCGAGGGGATTTTTATCCTTTGTAAAAGTTTGGGAGAGGGTATTTACCGTTACACTTATTATATCTATCTTTGATATAATCCATTATTTAATATCATTCCGGCATACAGAGTGGCTTTACCTGGTTATGAATGGCGTGTTTTGGATAATGAGTTGTCATTACCTATTCAAACTAAAACATAATAAGTGAACTCACAACCTAAACTATGGCAGATACTGGCGGCATTTTTACCTATAATAATCGGTATAACTTCGTGGTTGTGGAGCCTGTCTACCAAGGTGGAAAAAATGGAGGTTCGTGTGGATGTTATGGAGGCCAACTATACTGAATTCAAACAGGATATGAAAGAGCTGAAAGCTATGGTGCAGACCATACTTATAACAATGGAAAGAAAAGAGGATCGTAAAAATAAAACAAACTAAATGCACTTTGTCAGAACACGAAATACAATCCATACTTATTCAGTTAGAGAGCATACGTGTTCAATTAAACCGCCTTGTAGCGGACGCAGAAAGCGAAAAAGACTTGCGTAAGGAAAGGAACAGAGTAATAGATAACAGGCTCAAGGAATTGGAAGACGATAAGTTAAAACGAGATACCACACTCGGAAATATAAAATGGTTATGGCTAGCAATAGGTGCGGGTGTAACGATGGTGATAAAGTATTTGGTAACTAAAAACTAACTAAAGAATGAACACACAATTAGCCTGTTTGATAGCCGCAGAAGTTGCGTTTATCATCCACTCATTAATCAAAGCAGATTCATTAAAAAAGGATTTCGAGAAAGCCAATATACCTTTCAAATTTGGAAGAGATTATTTAGGAAAAGATTTCTTAGGTATCACAGCATCATTCCTTACACCTTTTTTATGGTTATTAATGTTTGGTGAAGTTGCTGCAAAGTACCCTGCAATAGAGGGTTATGCGATATGCACCTTCGCTTTGATCGGTGGTACAGGTTCATACTTCTTTCAACTGTTTCTAAGCAGGTCTAAAAAATATTTCAGGGCAGTGATTGATGCCAAAAGTAATATCGCTGATGGTAAGAGTAGCGATGACGTCCCGACAACGTAACCACACCTACCTCTTTATACCAGCCCCTTAACTGAGGGGCTTTTTTCATCCCCCTATTGACAATATGGATTTGATGTTGTAGGTTTGTGGTTCACAATTAAAAACTTATCAAAATGAAATTAATTCACAAAGCAGAATTAGGCATTAGAGGACAAGGAAAACAAGTACTACAAATTCCATTGTTCGCTCACTTTATTTCATGTAATTTTCAAGGGGAAAAATTGGTTGTTTGGTATATGTTCGACGAAGTCAATAGCTACAATATACAGGCAAGAACTTTGCATTTAGTAAGGACTGGAGAGCCTTTTGAACACAATTACAAATACCAATTCATAGGCACAGCGCAGGATTTTGATGAGGAATTTACTTTTGTTCTACACTTATTTGAGATAACTGCATAGTTTCCTTGATAAGTTCTATGTACGTAGCCCCTACTTCGGTCGGGGCTTTTTTAATTACGGGAAATCCGTAAAGATTTTATTTTGTAGTTACGTAGTTACGACATATATTTGTGACATGAAGCATCAATCAAACTGTTACAGAATAATAAAAGGGGTTAAAATGACCAACTATGCAGACCTTGCCTACACTGCGGCTGAAAACGAAGAAATAATAAAAGAAGCAAAAGCATCATTTAAAATAGTAAGAAAAGTAAAACATCCCAAAGGATATTATCAAATATTCGTAGCATAAATATTATGGCAAAGAAACTCACGACAAAAAGATTTGAAGAAGCGGACATTCAGGAATGGAAGAAGGCGGCTAAAAAAACAAGCGGCGGCGACCTTACCAAGTTTATGGAAAACATCCTGAATAAAGAAAGTAATCGGATTAACAACACCCCTCACCACCGCAGGCTTATAAAAAAGTAAACTAAGTAATATGAAAATAGAGCAACAAGTATGTACGCTGGAACAGGCAAAGAGATTAAAAGAATTGGGAGTGGAGCAATTGGTATCGCTTTTTGAATGGACTGTGTATTGTCCTGATCCTACAGGAGAAAAATACTATTATATCGTAATGGATAACAATCATCCTGACGCAGGGTACGCAGAAATAATTGCAAGTGCCTTTACGGTAGCGGAACTTGGAATAATGTTGCCTGATTTTATTACGGTAAAAGACATTGAATGTTTTTTGGAAATCTTAAAGGATGGTTATGGTGGATTTATTGTTGATTATACTGTGTATTCTGAAAGTGGCGACATCTCCACAGTTAGGTATGTTAATAAATCAGAAGCTGAAGCCCGTGCATCCATGCTTATACACCTCCTTGAAAACTCCCTCACCACATCACAGGATATTAATAACAGGATAAAATAAAAAGAGTATGGTACAAGCAAACGAATTGAGATTGGGTAATCATGTAAAATATGATGATGGGACGATTACAACAATAGAGGGAATACGGCAGCACGATGTTTATCTTGATGGATTTCCGCAACCGCTGTCATTATCTGTAATTCTACCCATCCCTCTTACCCCTGATGTATTAGAAAGGTGTGGGTTTGAAGGTCAAGATGGCGAGTTTCAGCATCCTGAAAATACTGATTTTGATTTGATGATTTGTTGTTCTGAAAATGGGCTATGGTGTGCTTATAATTTCGGTCAATCATTTGATGGTTTTGCGGTAATTACTCCCAGAGTAAATATAGTGCCTAATCCAATATGCAACCCTTTTAAACACCTCCACCAATTACAGAACCTCTATTACTGCTTATGTGGAACAGAGTTAAACTTTACCCTATGACCCTCACCCTTTCCACCACCGAATATAAATTCTACGGCCCTAAAGGAGCGTACTACGTAAGCTTTTATGAAACAGGTGCACGAGTGCAGGTTCCTTGTGAAGGTGAAGTATTACTACATGGGGAGCCTATAGGGGATGAAAAGAGGGCGAGGGAACTTATTGAGCAAATAATTAAAAGTAAAAAATAAAACTACATAACATGAGAGAGATAAAATTCAGGGCATGGAATGGTATAGATGAAATGCTTTATCCCAAACTTGGACTGCGTTCAGAAAGCGCACATTTTCTTCAATTTTTTGAAGATGTAATGCAATACACAGGCCTTAAAGACAAGAACGGTAAAGAGATTTACGAGGGGGATATTACGGTATCATTTAAGAAGCCTTACGAAGAAGAACCGTCTACTAATATTGTGGAATTTATTGACGGTGCATTTAAGTTGAAGTGTACGGGTAAAAACAATATACCTATTTTCCTTTACAGTCCTAAGCACCTTGAAATCATCGGCAACATCTATGAGCATCCTGAATTACTAACCAATAAACAATAACCAACCATGATTCATTTATTTAAGCACACCAAAGGGAAGCTAAAAGGTAAGTACGATATAGCCTTAGTAGTAAGAAACAAATATATCGTAGGTAGCAATCAAGGCTATGAAAGAAAGCAAGGTTGTTATAGCGCCTTGAAACAAATACTAAATCAAGTTGGATTTGCGCTGCCTGTTCACGATGCAATTTATTTCCAAGACGATACCGACATGAAACAATATTACATTGGACTGCACGAACCCAAGCCCACACTACGTTCCAAGCAAACAAAACCACACAAACCTTATTTACCTAAATAACCAACCATGCAACAATTAACTAATGAAGAAATAATAGCAGGTAATAAACTAATCGCAAAATTCATGGGATATGAAAAGGTGAAAAATACCAGCAATATAACCGATGATAGAAATGAACTGTGGCTGACAGATATTACTGGAGCGGTTAGTCAAGGATTGCCTCAATTTGATTTAAGTTGGGATTTATTAATGCCTGTGGTAGAAAAGATAATTGAAATAGACATTACACCTGCACCAAACTGGACAGGTTACAGAATTGAAATAATCCCAAGAGGCTATGTGAAAATAGCTGGTTTCCCAATGCCTCCTATTACAACAAATGTAGCAATAGAGGGTAGTTTAATAAATGCGGTTTACAAAGCCGTAATTCAATTCATCCAATGGCATAACACCCTTAACACTAACAACAATGGATAAGAAGGTAGAAAGAAGAATGGATTGCCCTGAATTTGAAGTAAAGCCATATCCGCATAGTTGCGGAGATTGTCAAACAGATGGACATTATTTATGTGTTGGGTGCAAACATATCGCCTCTTTTGATGAAATGGAATTGAGTGATAATAGGGAAAAATATTACCCAAAACAAGAAAAAGAAAATAACATAATTAAAAAACTCAACCAATGAATAACTTAACAATACAACAGGAAGAGGAGAAGGAGCTAAAAGAATTTAAGAAAAAAATCCGTGAAGCTTTGGCTAATTATATGTCAAGTGAGGGGTGTGGATGTTGTGGAGATTATGACGGGCACAATAAACACAAAGAGGTTTTGGCAAAACTGTTAAGAGTAAGTAAGTTCTCTGATGGTAGCGGGTATGACTTTTCAAAATATAAATCTAAATAAAATGGATATTGAACAAATACAACAGGAGGCAGAGAGGAGATTTCCGATAATGAGTAATGATGATTTTTATAAATTAGGTATGGATGATTATAATCCAGATGAGGGAGAAGTGCCGTATTATTATGAACAATACGAAGAAGATATAAAACAAAAACAGTTATTATTTATAACTGGTGCAACCTGGCAAGCAGAGCAACAGAGTGAAGGGGTTAGAGAGCAGAGTGCGGAGTGTATCAGTAGGAAGTATGTAGCACTAATGCAAGGTGAAATATTTGTTGATTCACGTATGTTGCCAAAAGGAATTTACGAAAGTAGAATACCTTGTATTTTCCCTGCAAGTAAAACTATTGATGAGTTAATAGAGGATGGGCGACAAGCAAATGTCGCTTGCTATGAATGTATTCCTAAATCTTATTTTGATAATCTTGCTAAATGCAATCTTGTTCCAATATACTTAGCTACCCACAATACCAAAGCCATCGCGCCGGATGGAGAACAACCATCCACACCAAAGCCGGAAGAAGATGGTAAAGGTGATAGGCGCAAAAGAAAAAAAGATCCTTATGTTTCATTTTATATGGATGTGATGGATGGAGTGAAGCTGGATGTTGCTGCTAAAAATAACGGATTAATTTAATTGTGATTATGGAAATATATAACATATGCATTGTGTTGGTAGGTATAATTATTACATGCTTTTTAGTGTGTGGGGTAATGGTTCAGATGGACGCCAACCTGGAAAATAAAAACTCCCCACCATCAACAGATAACAAGGAAAATAAAGAAGGTATGACAACAGAAGAAATAATACAAGGGAATAAAATGATTGCGGAGTTTATGGGCTACCACTTTTACGAACAAGATATATGGCAGCAGTATGATGCCAATACTCAATACGGCGTAATAGCCCCAGTAGTTTCAAGCGAAAAACTTACTTTGTTTAAATTAAAGCTTGGTGATTTTTTTGGTAACAAAGAGGTGGATTGTTATAAAGTAAAAAAACATAAGGACGCAATGGTTGAAACTTATGATCCATTTGATTTAGCTTATTATAAATCATGGAATACATTAATGCCTGTGGTAGAGAAGATAGAAAATATGCATTATACAGGATTTCCTATAGTAGCTTCAATAGGTAGCAATGGTGCTTATATCGGTATTAATGAAAGTAATGCAGGTGGAGGAAAATATCAAGGCAAAAGGGTAATTGCTAATACTTTGAATTGTAATTATTTCCATGATGACCCTAATGATGCAGATAGATTAACTAAAATACAAGGAGTTTATTCTGCCGTAATTCAATTCATCCAATGGTATAACAACACCCAAAAATCAAAACAATGATCCACGAACTAAAAACAAAAGAAGGTAACAGTACAGGGCTATGGGCGGTAGAGGTGCCGGCAAGTGCTAGAGGCTTTGAATACATAGAGAACCTGGGAAGGCTTACTTACATTTTTGAGGTAAATAAAATCACACAGCCATATTGGATAAAATTAACCAACACAGTATCTTACTCCATCCTCGGCTTAGTTACAAGAGATACAGTAGCCCCTCAAATAACCGAGCCTGAACTTGATGGAGGTATGCTTATAGGATATACAGAAGAAGCTTTCCGCTCCCTTCTTTTCATCAATGGGCTGTACTGGGAGAATCCTTATGAAAACGAAGAAGATGTTTTAAGTTATGAAAAACTATATTTAATTGCAGAATCCAAACTACTGGGAGATAAGAATCTTTTAATACTTAAAAAAATATAAGGACATGAATACAATTACAGGGAATGAACCGAGTAGAGCCGATTTGATACAGATATGTAAAGATGCTGTAGTACATCATACTAAGTGGCAAGACCGAGATAGTTTTATAGCACAAAAGGGTATTCAGTCTATTTATAGAGGTTTAACCGCAGGGCTTGATTATAAGATGGTGATTGAGGGTGACGATACAATATGGCTTGAATTTATACAGCCGATAGATTTTGAAAGACTAAAAGAAGAAGGCAAGCATTTAGAAATATCTTCAAGAGAAGATTATTGGAAAGATTGCGATCCCGATATGGAAGGAGAAATGTTTGATGGCGATGGTATAGATTTTTATAGCAATTGGACACAAACTTTTATGCCAACAAGGGAAAGGCTGAACAAAGTAGGTGTTGGCGATGATTGGTATTAAAGAAATAATCTCACTTGGGAGTGAAAGGATGCTGTAAAATTAGCTGACGCCCTTATAGCAGAACTTAACGCAACACAGATAACAGGAAAATAAAGTAAATTTACAAGAGTATGAATAAATTATTTGTGCCATACGAATTAGCGGCAATGGCAAAACAGAAGGGGTTTAGTGATCCGTGTTTTGCTAAATTCTTTTATCCAGAAGTTCCAGAGAACAGGTTTAGGTATAATACACAAGGTACCCCTATGAATTATAACAGCGAAGACTGTGGAAGATTCATTTCCGCTCCTTTATACCAACAATTAGTTGACTGGTTTAGAGAAAAGCATTTTATTAATATCGAAACTACATTCGACTTTATAACTTTTGATGTGGTTATATACGATTTTAAAAATAATAATGTTGTAAATATAGTTAGCTCATTAAGCGACAAAAGCCAACACTGTTTTACAGATTGGTATTCAGCATTAGACGCAGCAATTGAACAAGCATTTAAAATTATACAACCATGAACCATAAAAACCTTTACGCCTTAATCCTTATAAAAAATATATTATGAAAAATGTAACAGTAGAAGATTTTATCGAGGCTCTTAAAAAATACGACCCTAAGTCGGTTGTTTGTTCTTACATACACGATAATCCGCCCGCTTATTCTTCAATAGAATCGGTTGCGGAGATTGACACGGTGTATATAGACGATGATGGTAATGACAAGCAGGGTAAAATTGTAGTAATTTATTAAATTTACATACATGAAAAATAACCTACACCCAGTGAGGGGCGGTAAAAAAGATTGGTACATGATATGCTACTATATTTTGGTGGGTATATTTATTATCGTTTCAATAATTGCACTTGCCTCCTGCTCCACTACCAAGTCCAAAAACATTTCCAAGTCCCGCACCGACCTCAACACCCGTACTGATAGTAGTTCTACAACTTCCAACAACAAGGACAGTGTAGTGGTAAAGAAGGATAACAGCCTGCACATAATAACTACAGATGATTCAACAGTAACGGAAACGGTGGTGGAATTTGATAAGCCGCAAACTTACGATACAATGATTAACGGCAGGCGTTCCGTAATAGACAGGATTTCAGGAGTTATTTTAAGTATAGGCGGCCAGAAGCCAGAAACATATAGCCTTATCCTTGACGGTATTTACCCTGCTACAACAATGGCAGGGAACCCTAACATGGTATGGCAACCTATCAAGACCATCACCACCCGCACCACTTCCAAAACAAAGTCGGTAAAGGTACAGCAGGTAGTTATTGTAGACAGTACCCACCTACGCACCAATACAGCTACAACATCCACCCTCCACCGATCAACCGACCTGCACATAGCAACCTATGTAAAGAATAAGGAGGTGAATAGATGGAACTTTGCGTGGCTGTTGCTTATTCCCGCAGGAGTGTTCGTGTGGTTCAAGTGGATAAGCCCGGCTATTGCCGCTGCCAGGTATAAGAAAAGTAAAGATGTTTAATAACTAAAAAAACAATATAATGGCAAAATCATACAAAGGCATCACCTTCCAGGGTTTTACCTTCCCTGATGATAAATACCGTAGGATCCCTGTAAAACTAAATCAAACAATGGTCAATGAATACATCCCAGCAATAAAAAGCCTCAACTTACCCAAAGGCTTAGGATTGCTACTTATCGCCATGACACACATGGAAGGGTTTAAGAAGGGCACCAGGTCGTACAGAACCAATAACCCGGGGAATATAGGCAACGGAGATAATGGCCGTAATGTTGAGCTCCCTACGCTGGCTGATGGCATTAAATTACAGGTAGCGTTTATCCAGTCAGTTGCTGCAGGCAGGAAATCCGCCTACCCTATCGGTAAGGTGGTTAATATACCGCCGTTCTACTCCAAAGAGATCGCAGCCAACCCATCTTACGGCCTTAGTCCTTATGTGCCGGGGTACAGGTTTTTATTCAATGGAGAACTTTCGGGGTTTGTTAAAATTTACAGTACAGGTGCCAGGGCCACGAACGTATATCTGAATACGATCGTATCATACCTTGCTGATAATGGTGTTACGATCAATGCGGATAGCAAATTGCAGGATATTATAAAATAGCGGTTTTCATAGCACAATGGTTAGCCCCGGCATTTTTATGTTGGGGCTTTTTGCAACATTGTTGCGAAGATAAATATTTAAATAAATTAGTTTATTAAAATAAGGCTCTTTATATTTGTGGGAACAAAAACAACTTTTTATGAAAAGTTTAATAATAAATAACTCAAAAGGTTTAATAGCAATTCTTGACCAAAGAGTCATCAAATATGATGTAATTTATGATGGATCGAAGCTAAAAATATTTTATACTGATGCTGAAGACCTATTTGAAATAGGTAAGTTTATAGGCGCATCATTACCTAATCTTATACCGGCTTAATATTATGAAAAAAGTTTTAATCGGTTGCGAAGAAAGTCAGGCCGTTTGTATCGCTTTCAGGGATCAAGGTATTGAGGCTTATAGCTGCGATTTATTGCCATGCTCTGGCGGGCATCCCGAATGGCATCTACAAATGGACATATTTAAAGCTATCTGCGGAGGTGATTTGATAACGCAGGCTTACACAAAAGTGCATATAAGCAATTGGTCGGCAATGATTGCGTTTCCGACCTGCACATACCTCACCATCAGCGCTAATAAGTGGTACAAAGATCAGCCGGAAAGGAAAAGCGGCACGTTGGTAGGGCAGGCAAGAAGGGATGCACGGGAGAAAGCGATAGAGTTTTTTATGGATCTTTTTAACTGCGGAATACCTAAGATAGCACTTGAAAATCCTATCGGCGTAATGAGTACGGTTTTTAGAAAACCAGATCAGGTTTTACAGCCGTGGATGTTTGGGCACGGAGAAACAAAGGCTACTTGTCTATGGTTGCAAGATTTGCCAAAATTAATACCCACCAATATAGTGGATGGCCGTGTACAAAGATTACATTTATTACCTAAAACAAAAGACCGTGCAATGTTAAGAAGTAAAACGTATGCCGGTATTGCAAAAGCAATGGCCGCCCAATGGTCAGATAAAATATAATTTATGAAAGCAAAACAAACCAGGGGCCGCCCCGAGATAACCAACGAAGCCGAACGGGTAATATCATTCTCGGTAAGCTGCAAAAAAAAGAACAAACCAAAGGCAAAGAAACTTTGTGATAAAGTAATTAAAGATAACGCACTATGAAACATCTCTCCCAATCCTCACCCCTCCACCCTTTAGCCGGTGCGATCTTCAACCAGAATAATCCTGTCGCTTACCTGGGGTTTATCGACCGCATAGAGCGGCTGGTACACGGAAAGACCGATATGGTAAGCCGTGCGATACGTGGCGGTATTAAAAACGGCCTGCCAGCTAAATTGATAGTGTTGGAAATAAAGCAAATGATAACCGACAACCGCCGGGCTATGGTAGAGATACTGAACGAAAGGGTTGTGGGGCAAATAGAGATGTTATGAGAACAGTATTAGGGTTGTGGGGCAAATAGAGATGTTATGAGAACAGTATTACAGGTATTTTATACCTTC